GTTGGTGCCTCCTACTGAAGGTGCCCAGTATGAGGTGGTTCCAAGAGGTTGGGCGTTAACCGCACCAGCCATCTCGAATAATCCAGTAGAGGTAATGAATCCGTTGGTACCAGATGTCTCCAATTGTCCTCCGAAGGCATGGATAGCGTTAGGAAGAGCATCAATGGCATCAGTGTAGTTGAATGGTTGGGCACCAAGGGTCTTGTATAGTGTTGAACCGGCTTCAAGGGATGAGCAGTAATCAACATTAGCATCAGGTTGGACAACCCATACTAATTCCTTGCAAGGATGGTTGAAGTTAAGCTTGATTTTGTTGGATGAGGAACCGACTGATTCGTCACCAGTGAATTGAAGTTGTTCAATAAGATATTCGTGAGGGTTTTGTGCCATCTTTCTACGTTCATCAGTATCAAGGAAGATATAGTCAACATAAAGGGAAGCAGCAACAAGGGATTGTTGGTAAGCAGCAGTGACTGATTGGGTGGTTCCGTCAGTTGAGGTTAATGATTTAACAGCCCATAAACATTCTCCAATTGGTCTGAAATCAATGTTGATTTTGACTTCGTGGTATTGAAGAGCAATAAGTGGAAGAGCAAGTCCAGGGTTTCTGCAAAACCAGAAAAGAAGAGGAATGTAAAGGGTGGTTTCTGGAAGAGCGTTTCTTGGGGCACAGACTTGGTTTGGTCCTCCGTTTGATGAACAAGCACCTGATACAGCGGCGAAATCAGGGTCGCAGATGTATACAAGTTGAGTGGTGTGACCAATCATCTTGAAGTATCCACGTTGTTGTTCAGATGAAAGAGTGACTTGGTTCCAGATGTGCATCCAATCTCCGTATTGACGGTCAATTCTTTGACCACCAATTTCGACTTCAACTTGGGATACAAGTTGTTCACCTACGAAATCTAACCAACGGGCATAGACACCATCAGTTCCGGCGGTCTTTTGACTTTGGTTGATTTCTGGAAGGGTGACTTGAAGGTAGGTTCTGTAAGCTAAATCACCATTTCTTGAAATGGTGCAAGTAACTCTACGACCAAAATCGGCTTGACCAGAGAAAGTTTGTTCAATACTTTCCATGGCAAAGTTGGTATGTCTGCGGTATGATACTTTCCAGAAGGTAATTTCTGGGGTTCCGGTAAGGAAGACGTCTTGTGCGCCGTAGGCGACTAGTTGCATTAGTGCTCCACCCATTTTTTAGGTTATATACTATTCCAAGAAAATAATTTCAGAAATTATTGCTAAATAAATAGAATTGTATGTATTAATTCACAGTTCTATTACGAGTTTTTTCATATGTACATAACTGTTACCATATATGCTATGTATATTACTAATATACATAAAAAATATTTTTCAGGTTTTAAAATTCGATACAATGAAATTTTCTAAATAATCTTCCTGGAATATTTCTCTTCTATTTTCATGTTTTTTTGTAAAAATGTATTTTTCGTTCATTTTCTTAATCGACCAACCATCTTCTAATGCATTGTTTATAAATATGATTTTTTGATATTGTTTTTTATTTATTTTTATATTATCCGGCGTTTCCAATAAAATGGATGTATCTGACATCAAGTTAATAATACTATACTATCTCTATATATAGCGAAATTCATAGTTTTACGATTTATATATAATTATCTAATTCGTCAATACTTATTCCCATATCTAATAGTTTTTGAATTCTCGAAGGATGCATTGTGATTTGCATCAATTCTTCTTTGTAAATACAACATCTTGATGTCAATGCTTCATAGTCTAATTCAAATATGCATGGATTTTCTGATAAACAACCCCAACATTCATCGTCTAATTTACCAAGATTTTGTTCTATTAAATGAATCGCATTTGGATTTTCTGATAAACTAGCACAATCAATTTTTTTGGGACTTTTTTCCAATAAATGAATCGCATTCGGATTTAATGATAATATAACCCAGACGATTTTATCTGGATTTGCTTCTAATAAAGGAATTGCATTTGGATTTCCTGATAAAACGTTCCAATCGATTTTATCAAGATTTGTTTCTAACAAAGGAATCGCATTTGGATTTGATGATAATAGAGCCCACTCAATGTTATCAGGATTTGCTTCTAATAAAGGAATCGCATTTGGATTTTCTGACAACGCAAACCAGTCGATTTTATCAGGATTTGCTTCTAATAAGGGTATTGCATTTGGATTTCTTGATAACCATGACCAGTCAATTTTATCTTGATTTTTTTCTAATAAATGCATCGCATTTGGATTTTCAGATAACCATTCCCAGTTAATTTTGTGAGGGTTTTTTTCTAATAAATGCATCGCATTTGGATTTCTTGATAACCATGTCCAGTCAATTTTATCTTGATTTTTTTCTAATAAAGGAATCGCATTTGGATTTTCTGATAAATTTTTCCAAGAATAAAAGTCTAATTTATCCAGATTTTGTTCTAATAAAGAAATAGCATTTGGATTCAATACTAACCTATCCCATTCAATATTTTTAATATTAATCGATTTGTTCAGTTTGTACATTTTCAATAGTATTGCGGTATTATTGTATTTTTGCTTAATATAAATGAAACAAAAAAAGTAAATCAATTTTTTATTTTTCATACACCTTTTTCTCATTTAAAATGTACAAAGATTCAAAACATCTTTATTCATGACATGTCTTATTGTTTTATTATATTCAACATAACAATCTGAACAAATTCCATCTGAAAATAAACAATGAAAATTCTGTATAGTATTATTGTTAGATACTACATCAACATGGAATTTTACCAATCCATCGTATTTACCATTTTTTTTATTTCCTGAAATTAAAACATCATCATTGCCGTTTATAAACATACCAAACCCATTTTCGGTATCATTTTCCCAAATGCCTTCATATGAATATCCACTTGGAAAATACAAAGTACCACAACCATATTTGTATCCATATTTCATTTGTCCTTGATAATTGAATGTTCCATATTTCATAGTTCCAATTGAATAAAACGTTTGATTACATTTTTTATTGAATTCTTCCTTCGCAATTTCATATTTAAATAAATGATGTTTGAATTTTTCTATTTCTTCTGCATAGTTTTTTATTTGTGAAATTTTGTTTTTGTTTTCATATCCATAAAAATTATAATAAAATATAATTGCCATTATTATATAGAATAAGAATTCAATGATGCTTTTCATTTTATATGATGTTCCGGTTTGATTATTAATACAAATGAAGTTCTCCCAAATGATTTCAATTTTTCATAGATTAAACACTATAAAATTGAATGAAATAATATAAGAATAATAGTATATCAATAATAATGAATGAATTTTTAGAAACATTTACAAAATGCGATATATTTACTCCACACGTAGTATCCAAACAAATGGCCGACAAATTACAGAAACATGGTACATTATTAGAACCATCGGTCGGTACAGGTAATTTGTTGAAACACATTACTATTACTGATTACGAAAAAGTGGATGTTTTCGATATAAAAAAAGAATATTTGGACCAGTGTCCACGCCATCCAAAAATAAACAAATATTTGGTCGATTTTTTGAAATATGAAACCGCCGAAAAATATGACAATATTATTTTAAATCCACCTTATATAAAAATCCAGGATTTACCCAGCCATTACGTTTCATTTATAAAAGAAAAATGGCCAATTTTGAGCGATGGAAATATAGATATATATTATGCGTTTTTGTTCAAATGTTTGGAATTGTTGAAAGATGACGGGTTGATGGTGGCAATTACACCAAATAGTTATTTGCATAATAAGTCAGCATTAAAATTCCGAAAATACTTATTGGAAAACAAATGGATTCAAGAAATCATCGATTTTGAAGATAAACATGTATTTCAGGATGCCGCAGTATATTGTTGTATAACCGTTTTCACAAAAAATAATAAACCGGTTTTGATATACAATGGGGCGGCCATTGATTATAATGCCATTCATAATCCATCAAATAAATTGAATTTGATACATTATACAGATTCATCTGAAAAAGTAATTCTCAAAAATATATGCAAAATATACAATGGTATTGCTACATTGCGAGATGCAGTGTATATACATGATATCAAATTATATGATGAACCTTGTTGGAAATTATTAAAAACGTCGACTTCTCATAAATATTGCATATATCCATATAAGGACGATGGTGCAATTATTGACGAAACCACGTTTAAAACTGCGAATCCAAATACCTACAATTATTTGGTAGACAAGAAAACCGTACTTGCAGAACGAGACCGTGGAAATAAAACATATGTAACTTGGTATGCATATGGTCGTAGTCAATCGATTAAGATTTCTAAAAAAGAGAGGGTGATTTATATACCCACCCTTATCAACCCGAATGATTTGAAATATACGGTTGAACCACCAAAATTACATTCTGGATGTTTATGCATTGAACCCGCAGATACAAATGATATACCTCGAATAATAGAGTGTATTAAAAACAATACCGATTATTTGTTCAAAAATAGCAGCAAAAAAAACAATGGATGGATTAATTTATCAACGACACTTTTATATGAATTGTGCTTGTAAAAAATACGTAAAAAATATCAACTATATAAAGTTTATATTTTTGTTTTGTTTGGATTTTCTTTTTTTCTATATTCAAATAATTTCTGATAAAATTTCGTTAAATGGTAGGTTCTCGACAATATTTACAATGTCTGGAACTTTGTCAAATTTTTCACCCACACCGCAATTATGATTGACTTCTAAAATAACATTGTAATTATTATCTACAAGTTTGTGTTTTGCTAAATTTTCATAAATTTTGAAACTATTTTCATAAGTCACTATTTCCCAATGTTTAATTGTATTGTCTTTTTTCAAATATGGTATTTTATTCATCAAAATGTTAACAGGAACAATATGGACATCGGGGTTAGCCCATTTCAAATGCGATACCTCACCGGTCAAGTTCTCCCAGTAATTATAACAATTTTGAGAATAATTTGTCATACAGAATTTAATCGGGAATATGATGTGTGGTACATCGTCTTTTAAGACAACAACATCGCAGTTTTTCTTTCCAGATTTAGTGGTAGATTTTACTGCATATTCCTTTTTAATTGTAAAGTGATTCATATTTTCCTCTCCGTACCTCGTTTTAATCGCTTGTTTCACCATGTTCTCAATAAACTCATTCAATATATCGGTTCGCTTTGAACTTCGCGGACCATGTGTGAAATAAGCGTTTAAACTATCTTTTACCCCGGTTGGTAACATATCTTGGTTCTCCATGTATTTCAAATTACGTTTCTTGTTTACCTTATTCAATTGTTGATAAAAGTATTTCAATTTTTTGTATAATCAATTATTATTCAGATTCAATGTTTCATCAAATAAACGAAATGTATCTTTATCATGGGAAATAATGATAATACAATTTTTATATTTTCTAAAATCGTCAATTAGCTGAATAATTTCATCTTTTAAATCGATATCCAGTGCATTTGTTGGTTCATCCAATATCAATATCTTCGATGTACTTATTAACCCACTTATAATATTTACAACTTGACGCTGACCGCCAGACAAATTTTCACCAAGAGAACCTGCATTTGAATTGTATATATCCACATTTTTATACAAACCTTGTATTTTTGGATATTTCATGATTTCTTTCAAAAAAATCTCGCATATTTCCGGGTCTTTGCATCCATACATGATATTATCCATGATTTTTTTATCAAATAATTTTGAATTCTGATTGACATAGGTAATATTTTGGCGAATGTAATCTGGGTCAATTGTAGAAACATCAACGCCGTCAATGTATATTTTTCCACTAACCGGGTCATATAATCGCAGTAATAGCTTAGCGAACGATGATTTGCCCTTTCCACTTAGCCCTGTTATACCTATGATTTTTTGGTCTGTATTTATACTAAACGACGAATTTGAAAAAACGGGTGTTGTTTTTTTCGATTCATAATAAAATGTGACATTATCAAATATAATATTATTGAACTTTAAATCATGTGAATTATATCTCTTATTCATTAACTCGATTATATCAACGTCACTTCCTAACATTTTATTAAAATCACTTGTAATATATTCGATTCTTCCAATAAATTCTAACCAATCGGGTAAATTATTGATAGTGGAAACAATCTTGTCTCTATATAAGAGTAATATAGTGATAAATGTAATAAATGTAGTTGTTTTAATTTTCTTTGTGTATTGCAATTGAATCAAATAAAACAATGATGCAAAAATGATTATGTATACAAAAAATGTTAATATGCTAGTATGGGTTGTTATAGTATCGAGAAAATTAATTCCTTCATTTATGGCTTTATCTGTTAATGTCGTAAAATTGTTAATTTCGTTAACAGTTTCTCCACGATAAATTACTTTATCAATATTGTTCAAAATATCAATAATAAATTTTTCATTTTCATTGATAACGGTTTCTTGATCATTTTTTGCTTTTCTCAGATTATTCCAATTTGCATAAATATAAAAAAATAATACTAAATTTGCAATTAAAAATGATATGCCAAATACTGGGTTTTTATATATAAAATAAGATGAAATAATTAATAAAAATGCCATTGTGGGTATAATTACACTGATGATATCATAAAATAATGCATAAAATGATACCGAAATACGAGTAATTGGGGTAATGAATTCAATGAAATTAACATCTTTCATATTTTCATTGTTCGATTTCAAAATAATTCTGAATAGTTCTTTTTTCACCCATTGAATTAATTTTGTAATAAGGTTGTTCTGATAAGTTTTGTAAATATAATAAATAACAAAATATAGGGCAGATAACGCTATAAAATAATTGAAAAATTCCATGGTCATTTTTTTCGAATTTTGTTCGACGGACTGAATAATATTTGCAGTAATGTAAGAAATTCCATTTGTTTGAATCAATGTAATAAGCAAACTTAATAACACAAGAATGCCAGTATTTGTTGCTTCTTTCTTAAAGAATATATATAACAAATAGTTTACAATGTTCATTTTTTGATATTGTTGTATATTAAATACTAAATATATTATTTTAATCAAGTATTATCAATATTATTCGATGTATCACAAATGTATTTTACAAAATAGACTTCTAAAATATGCTCAAATCATAAAAAATAATTGAAGAAATAAATACATAAACAAAACAATGGATATTTACATAATGAATCAAAAAAAACAACCGTCTAAAAAAATACATACAAATACTACTATTGATGAAAAGCATACCGAAATGTTGAATTATTTTTATGAATTAGAAAATCATACTATACCGATTTTAATAATTGAAAAGAAGAATTTAAAACAGAAGTTACGAGAACTTACAATAAATAAAATTGATATTTATATGGATATTCGTGATAAAATAGATGCAATTGATAAAGAGATAACGGAACTGAAATCCAAGAAAAAACAATATTTATTAGACAATTCAAAACACATTTTTGAATATTTTGAAGAGAAAAAGAAAGTATCTTCCGGGGATAATAATCAAAATGTCAATGTTCTCAATTCCTTCTTCAAAATTAATGCAAAAACTGAAAAGTCTGCGAATGTAAATAGTGATAAATATAGTCAGTCAAAGAAGAGTTACCAAAATTATTGGAAAAACGTGAATAATGAGTTATTGAACATACATGATTTTGTGGTTCCGTCTGACGTATGTGAAATATGTCATCAAGGAGAGCTGATTCCACAGGATGAAGAGGGAATTTTAATATGCAATAACCAAAATTGTGGTAAATTTATCACATACATTGTGGATAGTTCAAAACCTACGAACAAAGAGCCACCAAATGAAGTGTCATATACTGCATACATTCGTCTTAACCATTTCAAAGAGATTCTTTCACAATTTCAAGCAAAAGAGACAACTCAAATACCGGACGAAGTGATTGATGCCATTCGCAATCGTATTAAGAAAGAGCGTATTACTGATATTACATTGATAAATTATGACAAAATGCGTGATATTTTACGTAAATTGGGTTTGAATAAATACTTTGAACATATTCAGTATATCAATTCGCAATTTGGAATAAAACCGCCGATTATGAATGAAGAATTGCATGAAACATTGTGTGTTCTCTTTATTGAGATTCAAAAACCATGGGCGGTTCATTGCCCGGCAAATAGAACGAACTTTTTCAATTATACATATACACTATATCAATTGTGTGTTCTCTTGGACCAAACACAATATCTTCCTTATATTCCGATGATGAAAGACCGGGAAAAACAGTTGGAGCAGGATATGATATGGAAAAAGGTATGCAATGATTTGGACTGGGAATTTTTTCCGACTGTGTAAGGATTATTCCGACTGTATTATGTGACTATATTTAATTCGTTAACGATTTCGTTAAGTATTACTTTTATAGGATAATATAAGTCATTATCATTATATCTTACATTTTCATCAATAGAATCTGATGTTTCGCTTGCAACATCATTTATAAATGAAATTGTAGGATCAAAATGTTGTGGTGAAAGTTCTTGATAAAGTTCTTCTTTCAGAATCAATATCATAAACCAAAATCGTTGTTTCGTACCTCCTTCTACATAACCTGGTATTTGTTGTTGTAATCCTGGTGGAATTGGTGGTATATCATTACTTGCCAATTTATCACGAATACGCTGTATATAACCTTCCACCCAACGTATTTTTCTTCGTAGTAATATTGAACGTGCATGAATAACGCCCAATTCTTGTAAATCAATATATTTTAAATCTTTCCGACATGCTGGACAACTGCAATCTTCTTTATTTATACACCAGGTTTTCATACATTCTTTATGAAATCTATGTTTGCATTCTCGTAATGTATATTCTTCACTACTTCCGTCCAATTGTTCAAGACATATTGGACATATTGGACATATATTTTCTTCATTTTCCATGCCTCCACTTACACGAAGATTACGCGTTGTTTTATTTTTTCTTTTGTGATTTTTTGATTTTCGGGTTTTGTAAAAACCCGTATTTTTTCTATTTTTCTTTGATGCTTTATTTTTCATTTATATATATGTATGTATATGAAAACTTCATAAAATTAATTGTATAACATAATATATTTTCATGACATTACGTTAATACGCCAGGTTGATAAATAATATGTAAAATATAAAATCTACACATTATTTTTTGTAAAATGAAATATTATTTACTTCGCTTATGCTATTGCTTGGCTTATCCTATTGCTTCGCTTATGCTAGTTTAATACCACCTACTAAACCGGTGCCTAAACTAAATCCAGCACCGCCTCTCATAGATGATCCCATGGATGGAACAAATGTGTCTAAAATACTGAATGATGCGGCGGCAATTAATGCAATAATAAGGATTTCATCAACATTAAGAGGTTTACGCGGAACAATCATTGCAACAACGGCAACGGCAAGACCTTCAATAAGATACTTAATAATGCGCTTAACTAATTCTGCTAAATCGAATGTCATTTCACTATTATAAATAATACTAACAAAAAAATATATGAAAAAATAGAAAATTAATATATTAATTCAAAAAACACTTAAATATATTTGTTGCTAAATAAATATTATTATGGCAACCTTTGAAAGAAAAAATTTAGACAACGGAAAACCAAATCCTAAATATATCGATTTATGTGATGAGGATACTCCAATTGCCGGACAAAAATTCGCTTGTATGTCTTTTGTTTCACCTGAAAAAATACTAAAAAAGCGCGAATTGTTCATGTTTGAACAATTTATAAAACAATGGGATTTTACTAAATCTATGACTAAATTTCTAGATTTCATCCATTTTTTGTCTTATAAATACAATTTAAATGTAGAAGATGTTATTAATGACTTCAATGAGTTTTCAAAAGAAGAAGAAACAAAGCTGAAAGAATCGTCTGTGGATGATGATTTCAATAATTTCATGGATAAAAATGAAGAACGTCTTGCAACTCAATTTCAACGTGAAAATGCTTTCCAAACATCAGTTCGTGGTTTAAAAGTAAGAGGTGTATTTTCAACACAAGAAGAAGCTGAAATGCAATGCAAGAAATTACGCGATTATGACCCAAATCATGATATTTTTGTAGGACCAGTTGGTATGTGGATTCCATGGGATCCAGATGCTTACAAGACTGGTCGTGTTGAATTTATGGAAGAAGAACTAAACAAACTACATCAAGAAAAAATGAAAAATGAAACAAAGGCAAAACAAGAATTTGAACAACGCATTAAGGAAACAAAAAAGAAGGCAATCGAAGAAAATATCAAGTTAGCTGAAAAATCCGGAAACGTGTTAACTCAAACTATGGACGAAGATGGTAATTTAGTTGGTGTTCGCGAGACAGTTAATTTCGAAGAACGTGAAGCAGCTGACGTCGAAACAACAAACATTCGTAATGAAATGCTTCGTGAAACCAAATTAAAAGAAGAAGAAACAAAAGAAGCTGAAAAAGATAATGCTCAACGCGCTGATAGTATTCAAGTAGAAATGGATAATGAATAATTTTACTCTTAAATTCAAACTGGAACTACCTCGTCCATGTTATATATTTGTTCCTTACAGCAAAATGTACCTTTTATCATTATTGATAAAAAACATGAAAAAAATATTATTATGAATATACATAGAACAATCAATGCTTCAAACGCGCCATCGCCAAACATTCATATAATTTATATATAATTTATATACAAATTATATCTAATATATTTTTAGAATCATATTACCATTTGGATTTTTTAACATTGATAGCAGGCCCACTGTTTTTCTTTTTCGATTTACTTGGGTCATATGCTTCGTCTTCATCGTCGGAGCCCATATTTTTCGAAATTTCCCAAAATTCTTTGGATCCCAATTTGAAATCCGGTCTGCCTTCGGCTTTATACCAAAATATTTGGTCTTGTAGCTTATTCGATTTTGCATTGTTATTTATGACTAAACATTCATAGTTCTCCGTGGTTTGATCCATGACCGAATTGAACGATTCCAATGTTGGGAACATAGATGCATAATTTTCCCATATTCTTTTACGATTTGTCATATAAGGTTCTCTTAAAATAAATACATAATCAATATTTGTTCTCAAATTAGGCGGAATACCCAATGGATATTGCATAGTTATTATAAGCATGACTTTCCAGTGACGACCATTCATAAAAAGAAGACGCATCATTTTATCACGGGTCCATGTTTGGTCATACAAACAATCATCCAAAATGACAAATGCACGAGGGTCTATCGTCGTTTTTTTATACGTTTCAATTTCTTTGTTCACCTGTTTCAACACT